TCGGTAGTCCGCAAGCGTGGTATCTGCCCGAAGCTTCCCTGCCTGCTGGCTGGATTGTCAACAATGGTCAAGTTCTAGACCGTGCGACGTGGCCCGACCTGTGGGCGCTGTTCGCTCCCTATGCGGTAACCGACGCTGTTTGGCTGGCATCGCCTTATCTGAATCGCGGTCTGCCATCGAGCGGTAACGGTACGACCACCTTCCGCATGCCGGACACGAACGGCAAGCATGCAGACGGTAATACGCCTGGTGCTGCTTTCCTGCGCGGTTACGGCAAGAACTCGGCGGGCACACCGGGTGTGTTCCAGCTTGATCAATTGCAAGGGCACGAGCATGGCGCTACCTCCGCAAGTTCCAACCCATTCTCGCTAACAGCTCCTAGCGGTACAGGCCCTAGTGTTTCCGGCTGGTATTTCACTACGGGATTTGCAGCCCGCACAGGACCACAAGTCGCCAGTAGCGGCATCATCGCTGACGGCACCAATGGGGCGTCGCGTGTTGGTGGTGAGACCAGATCAACTAACGTCACGGTCATCTGGTGCACCGTGGGCGCGGGCGCTGTCGTTAATCCGGGCTTGGTGGACGTTACAGCGCTCGCTGGAAGCGTGACGGCGCAGGGTTCGCGAATTACGGACCTTGAAACAATATTCACTCTACCTTATCGCGATCTGACAGCCAGCCGTTCGGCAGGCACTACCTATACAAGTCCCGGGTGCTTTGTGAGCATCACGGCCGTGAACAGCGGCTCGGCAGGCGCATTCGGCCCAACCCTCACGGTGGTTCAGGGAGGCAACACAACTGTGCATATCAACGGCCCAGCCCAAACCACCGGCGCGGGCAACATGACTTCATGCATCGCTCTTTGGATTCCCAAAGGGGCTCAATACACGCTCACGCTGGCAAATGCCACGCTCTACAGATGGAATGAGACGAGACCATGACCAACTGGTGGAAAAAACCCGATGAGCCTCAGGTTTACTGGTACGACGATGCGCAGGTAGAAGCTGGCGAGGTTTTGCCCGATCTGGTGCCTATGACCGCTGATGAGATAGCTGCCCATCTTGCGCCGCCGGCAGTGAGCACTACTGACCTGATTGCCGCACGCCGGTTTATCGCCGAGGTAGCAGGTATCGCTGTGGCGGGTGTGCCGGTCTATACCGACCGCACCACGCAGAACAAACTGACTGCCGCAGCCTTCAGGGCGCTCCGCAACCCGGAATACACCGTTGATTGGAAGTGCACGAATGGCAGTTTCATCACGTTGAATGCGGAGCAGATCACCGCCATCGCCGATGCGGTCGGTGACTACGTGCAAGCCTGTTACACCCGCGAGGGCGAGTTGGTGGCCGCATTCAATGACGGCACCTTCACGGAAGAAATGCTCGAAGAGGGCTGGCCTGCATGAGTCGATTTATCACGACACTGAAGACCGAGCAGGTCGGCAAGTGGGCGCACATCCTTCTCGACGACCTGGTGCTGGCTGACGACGATGAGCAGCTGATCACCGTGCCGGCCGGCTTCAGTACCGACCTCGCCAGCATCAAGGTACTGCACAACGCCTTCCTGTTCGTGTTGTTTGCCCTGGTCTCGGGGTATGGCAACTACGCCGCTACGGTTCACGACTGGCTGTACGCCACCGGGCAAATGAGCCGGAAGCGTGCGGATGCGGTGCTCTACCGCGCCTTGAGAGCAGAGGGTGTAGCCCGATGGCGAGCCTGGCTGTTCTGGGCAGGAGTCCGCATAGGCGGATCAGCTTCTTTCACCAAGACCCCGACAAGTTCGGGGTCTTCTGTTTCTAAGGGGCAGTAAATGCCGATCACGGCCGACATCCAGACCCTGGAGCCTGGCGCGTGGGTGGAGCTTTTCGAGCTCGACGCCACGGTGCTGGGTGCCGAACTGTACCGCTTCCACGGCTACCCACAGCAGTCGTCGATCTTCTGGCAGGGCGTGGAGTACTCGCCCTGGCCGATCAAGGCCGAAGGCTTCGAGATGACCGGGCAGGGCACCCAGCCGACGCCAACGCTGTCGGTAGGCAACGTTGGGGGCTTCATCACGGCGCTGGTCCTGTATTTTGAGGACCTCGTGGGCGCGAAGCTGATACGGCACCGCACGCTGGGCAAGTACCTGGATGGCCAGCCCGAGGCGGATCCCGATGAAGAGCTGCCGCCGGACATCTGGTACGTCGAGCGAAAGGCCGCCGAGGACAATGAAACCGTGCAGTTCGAACTAGCGACGGCCCTGGACTTCGCCGGCGTACAGTTGCCGCGCCGGCAGATCGTGGCAAACGTCTGCTGGTGGCTCAGCTGTGGCGGGTATCGCGGCCCGTACTGCGGCTACAACGGACCGCCGGTGGCGGACGAAAACGACATCATCGTCACCGATGCGGCCAAGGACAAATGCGGCGGGCGCCTGACCAGCTGCAAATTGCGCTTCGGCGAAAATAACCCGCTGCCTTACGGCTCATTCCCTGCGGCCGGCCTGATTCGGAACTGAACCATGAACAAAGCAAATCGCGCTGCGATCGAGCGCCATGCCGTGGCCGAGTACCCCAGGGAGTGCTGCGGGCTGCTGGTGCGGGAGGGCCGGAAGGAAACCTACGTTCCCTGCCGTAACACTGCATCGACGCCCAGCGAGCACTTCCGACTGGCGCCGGAGGACTATGCCGACGCAGAGGATCGCGGCCGAGTGCTGGCCGTCGTGCACAGTCACCCGGATTATCCGGCGGCGCCGAGCGAAGCCGATCGCGTTTCGTGTGAGGCATCGGGCCTGCCCTGGCACATCATCGAGGTCCGGAAGGGTGACGACGACCAGGTGCGCACCGGTGAACTGGTCAGCTTCCTGCCCGAGGGCTACGAGGCGCCGCTGATCGGCCGCAAGTTTGCCCACGGCGTGCATGACTGCCTGAGCATCATCCTGGACTTCTACCGGCGGGAGCTGGGCATTGACCTCGGCGACTACGAGCGCGAGGACGGCTGGTGGGACAAAGGCGGCAACCTGTATTTGGAGAACCTGCCCGCCGCTGGCTTCGAGAAGGTGTCGAACCTGCAGCATGGTGACCTGGTGCTGATGCAGATCCGCTCACCGGTGCCGAATCACGCGGCGATCTTCCTGGCGGATGGCGTGCTCAAGACGGAGCCCGAGCACTACCCGGCGCCCGGGTCGATTCTGCACCACCTGTACAACCGGGACAGCAAGCGCGATGTGTACGGGGGTTACTGGTCCGAGGTGACGGTCAGCTACTGGAGGCACAACAATTCATGCGTGGACAAGGTAGTGTAGAGTACTTGCGGTCCAAATTTCCCTTCTCCATCTGAATCGCAAGGATGCTCATGCGAAAATTGCTTTCAGCTTTGCCTCTCGCTGTCTTCGCGCTCTTTCTGCCAGGCTGCGAAACTGCTTCGACGTTTGATAAATATGCAACGTTGCGTTTTTTTGAGATGGATCGGACGGAGATCAAGTACAGCTACTTCGATGAGGAATTGGGCATCCGATCCAAACCCCATTTCCGCGACAAAATGCTTCCTATGCGGATTGCTGACAATGATCAATGGATAGACTTCACTGATGACCTTGGAAGCAATTTTATAACGCTAGGAAATCGTATACAGCGTGAAACGTTTCCAGCGGGATTGGAGCCAATCTTTCTGTTTGTAGCCTGGAGTGAGCTTCCTTCAATGCAGCGCCTGCTTAAGCTCGATGTATTGAATGCCAAACCAGAGTTAACATCGATCAATGCGCGATTGGTGTTTGAGCGCGGGACGGATGAGCCACTGCTGGTTTTTACGGGAAGCTCACTGCCTCTGACTAAAGTTCCAGCCTATGCATTGGACCGACATAACGCCAGGATGATGCTGGGTACGGCACAGATGTGGTTCAAGAACTCGAAGTAACCATGATCTTTGAAAGCCTTGAGCGATACGATAGCTCAGCTTTACGCTGAGCTTTTTCGTTTCTGTCCACCTAGTGCTATCGTCTGCCGATCTCACAAGGAGCGGTAACTATGCGGATTTTGATCGCGGCGGTTTCGTTGGCGGTGTTGGCGGGGTGTGCAACTTCGCCAGTTCCGAGTTCTCAAGCAGTAAGGGCACCGCAGGAACGCTTGTTGGCGCATCAATCTGAGCTGCCCGGCGCCGGCCGCATTACTGTAATCAGGGATAGTGGCTTACTTGGCAGTGGCTGCTACGCCACCGTCTTCATCAATGGGGAGCGCGCTGCGAAACTCGACCCCACTGAGAAAGCGACCTTCATACTTCCGCCTGGCGAATGGGTGGTTGGCGCAGCTCTTGAAGGTGCCGGTCTCTGTGGGCCGTTGAATGAAAAACGTACCGAGACCGAAACACTGCTGAAGCAGGGCCAGGAGAAATTCTTCAGGGTTTTCTCCGCTCCAGATGCAGGGCTCGACGTAAGGCCAACCAGTCTGTAACGGATAAACTCATTCAAACCGCCTACGGGCGGTTTTTTTACGCCAGGAGAAACCATGTCGCATCCGGCAGAAAAAATGCAGACCGTGCTTTTGTCCGGTTCGCTTGCTCGCAAGTTCGGACGACGCCATCGCTTTACCACCGGCGCTGGCTTTAATGATATCAGGGGTTACTTCAAGCAGTTTCCAGGCTTCGAGCAGCACATGATGGAAAGCTCGAGCAAAGGGCTTCGGTATGCAATCTTCAATGGAAAGGAAAATCTCGGCGAGGACGACATCGAAAAGCCTACAGGGAAAGACGTGATTCGAATCGTCCCTGTCATCGCTGGCTCGAAGCGCGCCGGTTTGCTCCAGACCATTGTTGGTGCCGTGCTGATTGTCGCGAGCTTCTTCGGTGCACCGACTGCGCCCGTCGGGATCGCGCTGCTCGCCGGCGGCGCCATCCAAATGCTCAGCCCGCAGGCGAAGGGCCTGGGGACGCAGGACAGCCCTAACAACCGACCAAGCTACTCATTCAACGGCGCCGTCAACACCAGCGTCCAGGGCGGCTGTGTGCCGCTGCTCTACGGTCGGATGATCGTCGGCAGCGCGGTGATCAGCGCCGGGATCTACTCCGAAGACCAGATGTAACCCGAACCCCGCCAGACGGCCCGCCATGAGCGGGTTTTTTTTCGCCT